ATACCTTTAGCTCCGCTATTTTTCCTTGTACAAACAAGGAGTTTCGGCGCATGATGAACAGCAGGTTGAATGAGGCCATCCGACCTGACGGCACCAAGTTCATTATGCCACCCCTCATGGCCAAAGGCCAGATATTTTTGCCGTCAAGGCTCAAATGGCTGGTTTCATTCTTTTGAACGCAACCCGCCCCCCAACCCCAAAAGCCCCCGCACCTCTTCACAAGGGCGGGGGCTACTTTATTCCCAAAACACACTAATCTTAATCGCCAGCAGCGGTATCGATGCCCGGCTTCACGCGCCTGGCACGCTCGAAATAAGCGGCCAGTTCGTGCGGGTGGCGGGCCATCAATTCCCCGATTCGTTGTTGGCTGATGGTGTCCGGCACGAAGGTCGGAACGCCATCAATCTTGACGCGGGGGTAGGCGGGCCCGGTGTACACCCACGCAACCAGAGGCTGCGTAGGTGTCAAGAGCGGAGTCTTTTTCTGCTTCGCCATGGCTTACGCTTGGAGTGCGATGGCACCCGTGTAGGCGTATAGCAGGCGGGAGGCGCGCCAGGTGATGGTGAGCGTGTAGCCGTTTCGGTCGTTCGTCTGGGGTACGACAGTGATTTTCGCACCCTCGTTGTTGTCGCCGATGAGCCATTTGTTGCCGTTTCTGTCGATGAACCGAACGATGTGCTCCAGACCACCCCGCGTCCCTTCCAGGATGTAGCTTTTCAAGGGGTTCATCTTCGTGATGATGCCCGTGACGGTGTGGACGAGGTTCCCATCTTCTGGTTCGCCTTCCTCAGCTCCTGAGTAGGCCAAGCCGACTTCGCTAAACTCGAACTCACTGAAAACACCAGGGACTGGGTCGGCGGGACTGGATGCAGATACTTCTGCAGCAGTACGCGTGTCTTCGACCATCACGATATTCTCCGTGATGGTGCTGGATCCCGCGCCAGGTTCGGGAATGCTTGTGATCACGCTTTTGCTGGCGATGTCGAGGGTAATGACCATGCCAGCAGCGTTGCCGCCTGCATTGTCGATACATTTCGTAATACTTTTCAGGCGGCTACGTTCGCACATTTGATTTTATTTTAGGGGTTAGGAGTGAAGGCATTTTACACCTCCTCGATGGCGTCGCTGCCATTTTCGACCAGCTGGAGAAGCAAAACTTCGTCCTCGCAAATCTGGTCGGCGGTTAGGATGTTTTTGTTCCCAAAATTCAGCCGGGCCACCTTGAAGCGGTAGTTCTTCTCATTCGCCTCGAAGACGGGGAGGTTGCCGGTTGGGTTCGCTGCTTCGGTGATGCGGGCGGTCTTGGCTACCTGGGCTTCGAGGGTAGCAATGCGTTCGAGAGCCTCGGCAGCGTCCAGTTCCTGCAAGCGGAGGGCTTCTTCAGCAGCTCTCAGCTTCTGCTCAATGTCTTGTTCTGGCATGTCGCCGGGAACTTCTTGATTTTCCTTTTTCATTGGAGTTGTGTTGAAAAGGCGGCGGAGCAAGTGCCCCGCCGCCGGGTAGGTAAATAAGGGTAAAAGGGCAGGTCTTACGCTTGGTCGTTCACGACGGCAATGCCATCGCGCAGGAGCGTGATCTGAACGCCGATCTTGGCATCCAGCCAGTAGAGCAGCTCGCGTACCTGCTGCTCGAAATTGAAGTTCGAGAAGTCGGCCAGGCTGTCAATGCCCATGTGGAAATTGGCTCGTGGTAGCATGATGACGCGACCGCTGTCGCCCATTCCCGCGACAGGAATCAGGGTTGTGTTGCCGCCACCCTGGCGGTAGCGCATTCCCTGGTATGTCGCAGAACCCAGCTCCACGTAGGGGGCAGAGTTGCCAGCGAACTTGGTGTCCATGGCAGCGACGTAGTGATCGAAAAGCGCGTAGCTCACGAAGATGTCAGTGCCATTCGTCTTGAGCTCGGGCGCGAGCTCGGCGTACATCAGCTTCAGCTTTTCGAGGATGTTGGCTTCGGTAATCGCTCCGGTGACGACGGCAGTGACGGTGGTCGCGGTAATCGCGTCGGCGATAATCTTGAGGTAGCCATTGAACACGATATTGATGGAATCGCCGGCGGCAAGCGCAGTCGATTTCTTCACTCCTTGCCACACGGCCACTTCCAGCTCTTGCTGTAGCTTCGCGAGAAGCTGTTCGACAGAGTAGCGTTCAAGGGGCCACTCCTGGTGATTGAAACTGTTGCGGCGCAGGAAGCCCAGGTGGGTATCCTCAATCTCCTGTGGGATTTCCTTGTGCTCCACCTTGAAGGGGGAAACATCCATTTCGATGGGTACCAGCTGGTTGGTATCGCCTGCCGAGAAAGCAGGGAAATAGGCTTTCGCCAGGTTCAGCAGCTTCATCTCAGTCCATACCTTTTTCCCTTTCACGCCTTCGTGAATGGTCACCAGCCTGGCGGTATTGAACTCGAAAAAGAGCTTGCGAAAGATGTCTTCGCTGATTGTCTCGACGTAGCTGCGGTAGCCTGCAACGGCGGAGTAATCGGTAGATGCCATAATAGGGTTTGTTTAGATTTAATAATTGGCTCGGGGCCGGGTTTAGGCTAGGCCTTTCAGTCGCGCAGCGGCACGAAGGTTCGCGGGGTTCTGCTCGTAAATTGGCGAGGGCGTGGTGAGGTCGACGGCGTCGGTCTTCCCACTCGTGTGGCTGGCAGCGTCTTGGCCTTCGACTGCGATGAGTCGGTCAGATAGTGCTGTATTGGCCTGCGTCAGCTCGGCGTTGGCTGCGTTGAGATCGCTAATGGCTTGCGACATTTCTGCGCTGGCGGTGGCAATCATGGTGGCAACATCCTCGCGGGTAAGGGCGGTTCCTGGTGCGGTTTCGGCGGCTGGCACATCCACCTTCTTTGCACCTGCGTCCGCGCCCTGATCTGCATCAGTCGCGGGAACTACAGGGAGGGTGTCGGCGTCAATCGCCGCGTCGAGCTGAGAAAGAGAAGCGTTGGGGGCGAGCCCGAAATGAGCGCGGGCCTTCGCCAATAGGGTGGTGATCATTGATAATTGTTGATTGCCTCGGCGAGGCGTGAAAGAGAATAGTTGGTGCCGCCAATCCCATCGATCAGCCCGCGCTGCTGCGCTTCGACGGCCAGCCAGGTGCCACCTTTCAGGGTGTCGGCGGCTGTTTTCGGGTCAAGCGGGCGCGCAGCGGTGACTGCCGCCATGAAGATGGCGTCGAGATCGTTTAGCAGGGGCTTGAAAACGGAGGTGTCGCCAGTGCGCAGGAACTCCCGCGTACTGGCGTTCTTTTCGGGGCTGGTATCGGCGTACTCGAATACAAAATAGCGATTCAGGAGGTCACGCATGAAGGTGGCGATCTGCTGAACGACACCGATGCTGCCGATCAGGGCCGACTCACTCATTGCGATCAGCTCGTCAGCTCCTAGCGTGGCGAGTACGCCGCCACTTGCCATATAATTAGTCGTCACGACGACTGGCTTGTTCCTGCTGCTGACGGCATCTCGGACCATTTCGGCAGCCGTCACGGCTCCGCCGCCCGTGTTCACTTCCAGCAGAATACCGGAAATTCCACGGTCAGCGTAGGCAGCGCGAAGGGCTTCTACCTGGTATTCTGCTTCCTCGTCTCTCATCAGGCCAGCAAGGCGGACGCGAGCGGCGGTCATCGGTTTCCCGTTCCCGCCGTAACCAGCCATTACCATCGGTTGGCCGGTCACGGTTTCGGCGGATGATTTTAGCGGGTGCCCGCCTTGCGCCAGTCTTGCCGCCTCGCTCAGCAGCTGGCTCAGCAGGTAATCGGACTCGACGAGGAGCGGTCCTGCGGGCAGCATGGCGAAAGGAAACGATAAATTAGGGGCGTGGCCCTGGGCCTTGTTCATACTACAATGATCGTGCACCGAGCGGGTGCATAAGAAGGACGCATTAGGTAGCGGCCAGTTTCTGGCGGATGGCTTCGAGTTCAATCTCCAGCTCCGCATCACTGATTTTCCCCTTCGCGTGTTGGAGGCGTTTGCGACGTTCGCGATTGGCCATTCTCTGGTGGAGGGTGGGCAGCCAGTCGGAAAGGGTGTTCACCCAGGTCATGACGGCGGTGATGAGGGTAATGGGGTCCTTGAAATTAGGCATTAGAAAGGGATTGGTATGCCGACCAGCGCGGCCAGCATGAGGAGGAAAAAGGCAGCACCAGTGACGAAGGGCAGGGCAATCAGGAGAAAGATGGCGGAAGCACAGCCA